CTTCTTGTATAGCTTTTCTAAGTGCCTCATCATCAAAATAAGGCATGTTCTTTAACTGTCTTAGTTGACTCTTGTTCATCTTGTGTCTGTGCACTATGAACTCACACTCATCTATACTGGTAGCAGCAGGGTCAGGATAAAAATCCCAACAACTTACAAACTCTATTCTAGGTACTCTAACTTCAAGGGGGTTATAATTTCTTTCACCGTCTTCACCTGTTTCCCACTTGTGAAGTTTCTTGTTAAAGTTAAATGGTCCTTTTACAATCCCTGTGCCAAGCAGAGCAGATTCTAAAAGAGCATTTCTAATTTCGGACGAACCTTTTGATTCATCAATTTGGTCATGGATTAATTTCTCCATGCGTCTCGCTGCTTTCTGAGCAGGAGAGATTTCTAACATCTGAGGTATTGGACTAAAGCCTTCTACTAACCTATCTTCAACTTTATCTTCAAGGCTGTCTTCAAACAAACCATTGCCAAAGGAAGCTCCGGGTCTCAGTACTTTTCCGTCCCCTTCGTATCCTACATCGTAAGGATTGTCTAACGCATTACCGTCTATGTCTCCTTCTCCATCTAAAACTCCACCGCCTATTGTACTTTCAATACCGGGTGCACCGTTCTGAGTATCAAGATGAGCACTTGCTAGTTCTCCTTCTGGTACCTGAGTTTCAGAAATTCCTATTGGAAATTTACCTGTCCCAAAGATAACATCAATTAACTGTCCGTAGGCAGCTAACACTTTTGTTTTAGTAATCTTTACAAAGATGCGAGACTTCTCTGAGTCTCTGAACTTAACGGACTTGTTGTAAAGTCCTCTGTAGTTCTCGTAGGCTTTTAACCATCTGCGTTCATCAGTCTTTCGAGCTGTCTCTGCTTGAGCAAACCTAGTCTTAACAATCCCTACAAGGTTTTGTTTCTGGTCTGGCTCTAGGTCTAAGGCTTGCCCGGTTTCACCTTCTACTTCTGTATAGATGTTGTCGGCACTTAAAAATGAATTGTCCTTGTCTGCCATAAATCCTAATATCCAAATGTTGAATCAGACGGTTGGTGGATATCTCTTTTCAATCCCCTCATCCTGTCATACGTACTTACCATTCTGGGTCTACCCATTATCATATAACGGAGTGCGTCATAAGCATGGTCTGAAGCATGCGTGTCTACATCTTCAGGATTTGTTTTAGAGAGAGGTATAGATTGTAATTCTCTTATCAAGTTAGGACATGTATTAAATATCTGTAACTTAGCTCTCCCGCTTTCTTTAATCTTAAGGAACTCGTGTATCTGAATTTTACCTTGCACTCTGTTCTTATCTGCAGGTCTTAACTTGTGTCCTGCTTTGATTAATGCTTCTCCAACAGTGGGACCAGTTGTTCCTGTTCTTGCCCACGCTGCTGTATCCAATACACCTGAGACCGACATCGGGTCTTCAAGCTCCATATCTCTTATTATAACGCCTAATTCCTCTCCTGTCAAGCCTTTTCTGTATAATTCTCGATATATTATCAAAGTTCCGTCATTCATGTCTATAGTTCCCCATAAACAGCACGATTCTGCGGCATAACCGTAGTCAACTGCCTTAGTTCTTTCCCAATGCATAGGGAGTTGGTAGGGCGTTACCACGTGTTGTAGTGGGTCAAACTCTACAAAGGCTGCACCTTCTGCTACTTCCCAGTTACCTTCTAGTAATTGTCTGCGTTGTATCGGTGGCAAAGACTTAAGCATCTGCTCATAAACACCATCGTTAGCAAGATATGGATTATCAGCTAACCTAGCAGGAATAAACTTACGTGTAAGACCATCCATTCCTAAGAAACTGTTGTTGGGTTCGTTGGGCTGGATGTATCTTTGTTTAACCCAATGAGCACCCACGCCACCCGGGTTAGCGGTACAGCGAAGGTATGTTTGTATTGAAGGGTCTGTTGTTCTTAGACGAGAAGCTAGATAGTTCCAAGCAAACTCTGTAGGTAAATGGGTTATTTCATCAAACCCTATCCAACTGTAAGCTTGTCCTTGGTATCTGTATACGTCTGCATCTCTTTCGAGGAAACCAAACTCAACCTTAGCACCACTTGGAAAGTTCCAAAGCTTTTCAACTTCTCTAAACTTAGCACCGGGAAAAGCTTGTGGGTATAGTTCTCTAGACTTATCAATCATCTCTCTTAGTTCTGGCATAGAACGTCTAAGAATTAAAGCTCTGTGTGCTTTCTTGTGACAGTTGCGAAGTGGGTCTACAATCATGGCAAAGGATTTACCACCACCAGCAGCTCCACCGTATAGAACATCCTTTTCTCCAGACGCTAAGAAGTCTGTCTGTGGACCTTCGTTGGCGTGGAATAAGACTGGACGGTCTTGAATGTCTTCTCTAATAGCTTTAGGAAGGTTGTCCAGTTCTGATGTTGTGACAGGACCTTCTACAGTCTTGTCAAGTTTTTGAATTGTTTCTTTTTGTTTCTTGAACGAAGCCTTAGCATTGTTAAGCTTTGTCTCAAGCTTCTGAATGTTTCTTTTTTTGCGACCCACAGTTGCACGAGCAGCCTTAATGGCTTGCTCAGTGGTTGTCTGTTGACGACCTGCTTTCTTTTTAGGGGTTCCGTCCTTCTTTAGAACGAAGTTACCATCGTTATCTTGACAGTAGAGATGTGGACTCCTCTCCCATTCGTTCGTTTGGTTTTCCATATTTTTTATCAATGTGTTTCTTTAATCCGGGGGTAGAGATACTTCGGTCTGTTTTGTATTCTAACCAATCGCATGCAGCTTGTAAAGATATGTCTTCCTTGACAACCATGTGTTCTGCAAGTTCTAATGCTTCTAGCTCATTCGCTATAGGGCGAAGGAAACTTGCGTGTTCGTTATCTAACTCATACCCGTAAGGGATGGTAGAGGTGGCACGCTTGATGTATCCTTCAGGTATCTCCATTTAAAATATCCAAATAGTAAGTAGAGTAACTACAATACCAAGACCAAAACAACACCCGTAAGTTTGTAGGTCTGTAAGGTCGTTGACTTCTACGATGTTACTTATTTGTTTTTCTAATAGGTTTTTTACTTTTTCTAACATAAGGTTTCCTCTTTGTTGTTTTTTTTACAGGGGATAAAGCTTTTTTAAATAGCTTACCATAAGCTTTCTTTACTTTCTCTATCCATTTATTAATCATTGTCATTCTTTTTCTCCTCGGCTTTATCTTTGTTGCCGAATATTCTATCCCAGTTATCTCTGTAGTCTTTAGTATAGAATCCGGGTCTAGGGTTGGCTCCTTTGCAACCATCTGTCTTCTTATAGATGGGGGATTTAAAGGTGAAGGGTTTCTCTTCGCTGCCTATTTGTTTGGTTGCCATAATATTAATGTATTGTCCTTTCTGATTCTAAAACGTTCATGTGTTGTGTCTGTTCATTGTCTATGTATATACTATCTAATTCTCCAATAACTGTCATGCCGTTGTTCTTAGCAGCTTCTTCTGCTTCTTCAATGGTCTTGGCTATAATGTTAGGTCCTGCAAAGATTGCTCCGTAAGCTTCTATCTCTGTTAGGAATATTTTCATATTTAAACGGGAGGACTAACATCCTCATACTCACCGTCTTGTATGTCAATTGCCTTTTTCTCAGGGAGAATAAATATACCACCAGCTGTGTGATGATTCACTTCCATCCTCTCTGTCTTAACAACTCCTACACGATCTAATATAGACTGGGCTGCTTGTAGCTTATAGTTAGCTTGAGGTACAGGCTTATCAGACTTCAAAACCTCTATAATCTTAAAGGCTGCTGTAGGAGCTTCCCTTGCCAGAACGTCTGAGGCTAAATCAACTACTTCTTCCTTTAAGGACTGTAATACTTGATAGTGATTGCCCGCATATCCGGCAAGTTCCGCTGACTTTTTAAAATCTCCTTGTGTTTCTACTAGGTGGTCTAAGAATGATTGTTGTTTTTCTGTGAGTTTCTTACTTTTAGGCTCAGCGAGATAGTTATTTGACATACCCCTATTATAGTATCCGTTGTAAAGTTTGTCAAGTCTTAATATTTATTTCAAATAGTACTTGACAAAAGCTATATTTGTGTGTACAATAGAAGTGTAGGTTCGCCCCCGGTTATAACTACTACATAGCCCCAAAGTTAGTCATCTCTAACACTCCAAAACATCCCCAATATTATCTCATTATAG